CCGCCCTCACGAGACTAGCTGATGTTACGTTCTGGTCCTTTGCAGCCTCAGTGATCTGATCGATGAGCCTGACTGGGAAGACGATGTTCCAAGTTTGTGTTGGCTCGTCAATCCTTCTTGGACGATTATGTTTCCCGACCATCACTCTCTCCGCTTTGTCTGATGTGTTCCAAACACGCAGCGTAACCGCCCATGTCCTCATGATTGTCTCTGGTGGGCTTGTGCATACACCGGGCTATCTTCACCATAACCATCATCATGGCAGCGTCATATGCAGTAAACTCGCCAGATTGTTTGTTTTTGGCCCAGATATCCCACAGCGCGGCTATACGCTCATGGCAGGTAACGGCGTCACCGTAGTCATCCTGTCGGTCACCTGTGACCTTATCCATAATTGATTCGAGGAACTCTTGTTTGATATCAGCCATTGTTCCTTGCCTCAAAGTCTGCAAGGAGCTTCTTCCAAGCTTCCTGAGCTTTCTCGTTGTGCTTGAGTTCGCTGCGGCTACCTATGCCACACAGAAATCTAATTGTCTCTGAGGCTTCGGATTCATCTGGCTCTAGGCATTCTCCAAGTTCAACCAGCCACATTTGGAAGTCATGATCTCTGCACAGCATTCCAGCTTGATTGACCATGATCCTGCCTTGTCTGACGCTATCAAGTTCAACCACTTGATTATCGTCATCAAGACGCGCCATCCCACACATATAACGTGAGCCAATATGATCGCTGATCAGTTCCTGCGGAACATCGTTTGGATGAATAACAAGCGTTATGCTGATGCCATCCTTGGTCTGCCTGAGTGCAGTCTTTACGGCTTCAAATCCGTATGTGTTTTCGCGAATGTCTGTATCCATTTTTCTGGGTCAACCCCTCTCATTGCCCACCATCTGCGTTCATTACCGTTGGCGTGTAAATCTTTATGATGTGCGTCACAGAGTGGCACGGTCATATCATCAGGCACTTTCAACGACATTGCTGGTGGAGCGGTAAACATCACATGATGAGCCACGGTGTACGGAGAACCACATATCAGACATGGGTTCTCCCGCACCCGTGAGAGCCATTTCTTAGAACGGAATCTCATCATCAAGGATGTCGTCGGAGGGCTCTGGCGCTGGCTCTGGTTCTGGCTTCGGTTTCGGCTTGTATGGCTCCTGCAACCACATACCCAAGCTCTGCCCGTTAGCATTGCTGTAAACATGACCAGCTATTTCCAACTTCACAACGTCACGCCCATCTGTATTCTTGCGCTTTGACTTGTGAGTCTGCCCCTCCTTGAATGCGTTGATGATAAACTGAGCGCATTCTTTTGTAATCTCAATGTCACCCGTCATGTCGGGCATTCTGGGGTTGGGATTAGGCACGGGGTTTGTTGTGACGCTCCAGCCAGACAACTTGTTCTTGTTGTGGAAAATAGAACCTCCACCAAATTGAGGCTTATTCACTTCTCTTCTCCTTCACGGTTGATATAGGGGTAATGCTCGTTAGCCTTTGCTGCGTTCTTAGCGCCCATAAAATCTTTCTTTATGGCTTCGAACTGTTTCGGAGACTTCTCTTTCAGCATCTCCATTGTTGCTTGGTTCTTCTTGTAGAACTGAGCGACTGCATGAGCGCAATGCTGACCCGTCTCATAGCGATCTTCACCTGAGAACCCCTCTTCGGGAGCAGCCCCATCCTTGTCAGAAATGCGCGGCATAAAGGCGTGGATGATTGACGCCACCATAGCAACGCCCTTCTCATCAGCGTCCTTCTCGCCCATTGTGATCTGACCGTCTTCGCTGATCTGATCACTGTGAAAATCAAGAATTTGTTCACGGGTTACAGACTTGGGAGACTCGCTATCTTCTCCACCATCGTCAGCAGGCTCTGGTGTGGGCTCTTCTTGGGGCTTCGGGTTATTTTTAACCTGTCCATCTTTATTTGGTGCAGGTTCAAGCTTCTTCTTCGGCGGTGTATCCCAGTCAAAATCCTCGTCGTTAAGACCTTCAAATTCTTCTCCGGTGTAAAGGCGAAGACCGAAGCCGTGGAACGCTAGAACCTTCGCCAAGGCCCTTTGCTGAGAGTTGTAGACCTGTGATGCATCAGGATTCTGGATACACGCATTCTTGTAATCGGTGACCGGGAATGTGTCAGTAATCGATTGTCCATTAATGGTGACAGTCACGACAACGTAGCAATAGCCCTGCTTGTCCTTGAGATAAGGCACCTGATACATTGGGCATTCCCCTTTGGGGTCACGCACATCGAACAGATGCTTCTCGAATGATGCATCAGGAAATACCTTTTTCACTTCTGCCCAAGCACTAGCCCAAGGGATGTAGGATATTTTTTGTGTACCCTTCTCCATGATGCTGTCGGTGAAATCGTTCTGGTAGAGCTTCATGAAATCAGAAGCATTCTTCTCGTCTTTAGGTTGTTTTGCCATCAGGCACTCCATTGTTTGCAAAATTTATTGACCACACAATAGTTCTCACAGCGAACATATGTGGCAGGTCTTTCTTCAATACGGCGAACGGCATCTTCTGATGCAAAGTTCTCCGCTTCTTTCATCGTGTCAAAGACACGCAATGCGCGAACATTCTTGCCCTTATGCACAGCAAACTTGGCGGGGCGAGCCCAGCGCTCCTCGTCAGTGCATTCAGCAAGAATTTCAAACTCGTTATCTATCTCCGCTTTTGAGTGCAGCATGACGCGCTCAAGCACGAACTGATCTTGCTCTTCCTCTGGCCATAGAGGGACTTCAAGCTCAACGATAGGTGCAGGGGGATAACTCTCTTTACGCTCCGCATCTGCTTTGCGCCAGTCGCGCAAAATTCCAATGACAGATGCGTTGCGAACGCGCAGACCTTTCGAGTGCCGCACGAGATAGGCATAGACGTTAAGTTGTTTCTCCCAATCGGGATGCGAATCCATCATCACCTTGTAGACGCTTGTTGATTTAAAATCTTTGAGATCGACGCAATCATCATCTTCAAATTGCAGATCGACTTGGCCGCTGATGACGTGACCTTCAACTTCATGTTCCAGCCGTTCTTCTGAAACGTAACTGTTGGATGCAGCGTTCTCAAAAACGGTATGGATTGCTGTACCCATGATGCGGTAGACTAGGTCACTGACATCTTCTGTCAGGTCTTTCGAGTGTTGCTTGCGGAGAATCGAAATGCGGGGGGAATCGATTAAAGTTGTGACACGAATCCCTTGCACGTTTTGCGGTTTTTCAAACTCAGTAAGAGCTTTCACCACTGGCTCTGGGAGCCCTGTTTTGTTTGTATATCTCATACCCTCTTATAGCCCTTCCTATCTCTAATGGCAATAGACAATATCATTAATGATTATGATTGGTTTTTCGAGGTGACGATCCTTGGTGAGCCAGCCTCAAAATCTAATCAGCGCCAGCTTGTGAAGTTTGGGAGTCGCCCTGCATTCATCAAAAGCAGCAAAGCGCGAGGCTACGAACATGACTTCGGGGTTCAATGTAAACAGCTTGACGAGCTTGTGACTGAGGACGTTCTTCTCTGGTGCAAAATCTACTACGCTTCACGCCGACCTGATCTTGACGAATCGTTGATCATGGATTGCTTGCAGGACAAGGCCATCAAGAATGATCGTCAAATAAAACAGAAGGTCATCATGCATGGACTAGATAAGGAGAACCCTAGATCAGAAATTAAGCTTGCAAAAATAATTGAATGAGGCGAGGGTGATGATGCAACGAAGGAGAAACAGTGATGTTCGACACTATAATCGACAGGTATTCTGTGCGACCTGTCGGCCAGTATCGCGATACTTGCCCAGTCTGTTCGCCCAACAGAAAACGCGCAAACCAACGCCAAAAAGTCCTATCCATAAAAGTTCAAAACGATTCGATCAAGTGGCTCTGTCACCATTGCAGTGAGCAAGGTGGGCATTCAACTGTGGAGCAACCAACGAATATCGTTAAGTTTACGCCGCCAGTCGAAAAGATCGAAGATGCGGCGATTGAATATCTTCAGAAACGTGGAATTTCCCAGTCGGTTGCAGCAGAGGGTAGATGCCTGTCTGCAACGAAGTGGCTCCGCAAGGCTGAAAGTGAAGTGGCTTGCGTTGGGTTTCCATACGTAGACCCAGTCAGCGATAAGATTTACTCCGTCAAATATCGTGGGCTGGAAACGAAGGATTTTATCCAAGACGGTTCTGCCCAAACATTCTTCGGCATCGAGCGCATAAAGCCCGACGAGCCAATCATCATCGTAGAGGGTGAAATTGACGCTCTCAGTTGCCGTGAGGCCGGGCAGGCCAATGCCATATCTGTCCCCAATGGTGCGCCTCTCAAGACCTCTGAGGGCAATATAGACCCTACTGAGGACAAAAAGTTCAGTTATGTGTGGGCAGCAAACGAGATTTTGAAAGAATCACCTAAAATTATTATTGCTGTAGACCGTGACGGGCCGGGAAAAGCGCTGGCAGAGGAACTGGCTCGACGGATTGGAAAGACCAAGTGTTTTACAGTCGAGTTTCCAGAAGACTGCAAAGACGCGAATGACGTTCTTCTCAAGCGCGGAAAGGCAGAGCTTCGCAACCTGCTTGATGATGCGGAGCCTTGGCCCATTGCTGGGCTGTACGATGCGGAGCATTACGCGGACCAAGTGCGACATCTGTATCAGAACGGGGCAGGCAAGGGACTGACTACGGGGTTTGCGAACGTCGATGAACTATTCACCGTTAAGTCGGGTATGGTGCATATCGTGACGGGCGTTCCCAGCATGGGTAAGTCAGAATTTGTTGATCAATTGTTATTTAATCTGGCACGGACATACGACTGGAAACACGCCGTCTGTTCGTTTGAAAATCCACCGCATATGCATATTTCCAAGTTCATGGAGAAGACCTTGGGGTTGCCGTTCCATCTTGGCCCAACGCAACGCATGAGCGAAGACGAGATGGAGAAGGCGCTTTCATGGATAAATGAGCGCTTTATCTTCATGGAACAGAGCGACGGCACGAGCGCCACGATTGATGATATCTTGGAGAGAGCCTCTGCTGCTGTGTCTCGCATGGGAGTGCGGACGCTAACGATTGACCCGTACAATTACATGGAGATGGGTCTGGGCAGCAAGTCAGAGACAAATCTGATCAGCGAGATGTTGACCAAGGTGAGGAACTGGGCGTCGGCACACGATGTGGCGGTCTTCTTTGTCGCGCACCCTGCGAAACTTTACCGACAAACGGATGGTGACTATCCCGTACCAAAAGGCTATGATATATCCAGTAGCGCGAGTTGGTTCGCGAAAGCCGACATTGGCATCACAGTCCACAGGAATTATTCGAATGACAACGTCGAAATTCATGTTTGGAAAGTAAGGTTCAAGCATCTTGGGGAGCAAGGTGTTGCTACGCTGAACTACGATGTAGTTACGGGCAGATACAGCGAAGAACCTGAAGACTGGAACGTCACAATCTGACAGAGGTTAAAATTAACCCGTCAGATTATATCTCTCACAATCTGGGCGGGTTCTCTGCAAAAGTTTTTAAAGTTTATTGTGATCGCATATGTGCGGCTCTGGGTAGCGCTTCTTAGCCCTATGACATCAAGCGCTCACCGTAAACCTGCGCCATATCACGCCGAAATGCGGCGTCTCCGTAACGAATTGACTGATCTCCGAAACAAAAAAACCCCCCAGCCCGAAGACTGAGGGGTCAAGTTTGCCCCGAAAGGCACAGGGAGGTAAATGATCAGAAATTGATCGCTTCAAGCGTATCACGATCTGGCAGATCAACGGTAGATTTTTTCTGCGCGACATGATTGCGAATTAAGAACCTGATCTGCGAAGAAATGCTACGACATTCCTCCTCTGCCATCTCTCTCAAAGCAGCATGATCTGCTTCTGGTAAATTGATATGCAGACGTGCATCTCCACCTTCTTTAGGGGTTCTGCGCGTATGCGCTGGGACTTTATTAGCCATGACTTTCTTCTCCCTTCGTTAACTCTGCCAATTCTTTTGCTTTCTGCGACCATATCTGCTTGAAAGCTGGATCAGCCGCAGCATTACGCGCCTGCCACAACAAAGCAATTTTTTGGAATCTCGTCACACTACTCTCCTTCGATGATGATTGAACTGGGATACACTGCCAGACAGAACGGGGCAGGCATTCGGTGCGCCCAACCCTTATCCAGCAAAAGTTTATTTAGCTCCATGAGGTCGTCCATTGATGCGTTGTCATCAGTGTCGATCTTATGAATCAACCGAATGACGGTGTTATCTTCTTGGTCTGACATGCGACCTCCATGTGTCAAGAGATCGCATTGTAGCCCAAACGCCGCACAACACAACCCACCAATCTGTATTAATTTTTGTCCAGATTGAGGGCTTACCAGATCGCATGAGCCGCGCACGATGAAGCAGCCCACGCAATGTGAGGGACTTGATGATCGCTCTAAGCTGCCTCATCTTTGACACCTTTCGAGCCCTTCCAAGCGTTATCTCCCCCGGTCAATTCATAATCGTGGGTGACAACACCAAGCTTTGGGTCACCACGATGGCAAGACTTCCGCCAGACGCGCTTACCAGATGCTTTTATATACATCCAGTGACCGCGTACCTCGTGATATCGACGCCTCGATTCACTGTCACCAAAGTTTTTCATAACGACATCAATGCCACGGTTCTTTGGCAATGAGATCGAAATGACGTGATAAGCATTGCCCCGCACACGCGCACCGTTGCGTCTACGCGAACCAGTCATGCGCTGCGATTCGCCACGCAAGACCCAGTCATGATTCAACAGAGCGAGAACCGTAAGGATGAACCGGGGATCGCCTTCGATACACTCCAAGCCATGCTGAGAAATCTTGTCGTGAGCGCCCCGATCATACCCACGAGACGTGTCTGTGTACCAGTGAATTGAATTGGTTTGAATAGTGTGAATATGAGATAGAACCTGCGAAACAAGCACATTACTTTTGTGACCAAGCAATTCATGAAGAATTTTCTTTTCAGAGCCAGCAATATTTGGCAAGACCCACCACTGAGACATGGAACAGATAGCGCCATGAAGCATAGACGTGTTATGCTCCTCGACCTCTTCACGGGTTGGCATTCTCCCAAGAAAGTTTGCGGTTTTCATTCGCAGTTCATCGAAAGAAAATGGTCTGTCCAATTTTATGCAAAACCCAGTCGGAGAT